ACGCGCTGGTCTTGCAGCTTCGGCAATTTAAGCCGCGGCAACCAGTGGAGTTTCCGGTGCTGATCAAGATCAAGTTCGCCTTCCGCGTCACGAAGTCGCGGCCACATGAGCGCATCCACGCGGTGCGTCCCGACCTTGACAACTTGTGCAAGGGCGTCTTGGACGCGCTGGTGCCTGCCGGATGGATCGCGGACGACGCGCTGGTGGATCAACTCGTCGCGGAGAAGTGCCGCGTGGGAGATCCGTACATGGAAATCACGATGAAGGAGAGGTTGTGAATGAGTTGGCTCTTTTCGCAGGCGCTGGTGGCGGGATACTCGGCGGCAAACTCCTCGGATGGCGCACCGTCTGCGCCGTCGAATACGACGCCTACGCCGCAAGCGTTCTTGTGGCGCGACAAAACGACGGATGCTTGGAGCCGTTTCCCGTCTGGGATGACGTCCAGTCCTTTGACGGACGACCGTGGCGAGGCATTGCTCAAGTGGTATCGGGAGGGTTTCCTTGCACCGACATCAGTGTTGCCGGACGAGGAGCGGGGATCGACGGACAGGCAAGCTCCATGTGGAAGCACATGGCGCGAATTGTCGGTGAGGTTCGACCGCAATACGTCTTCGTGGAAAACAGCCCAATGCTTGTTCGACGAGGACTTGCCAGAGTCCTCTCTGACCTTGCCGCGCTGGGGTATGATGCGCGATGGGGAATTGTGGGAGCGCATCATGTCGGCGCTGCCCACAGGCGAGACAGAATCTGGATTGTGGCCCACGCCCAGATCGTCACCGGCCATGAGCAGCGGGACGGTGGGGCAGATATTGCGGACGGTGGCCAAGCGCGGCTACCGGAGGCAACTGGAGGAGGCGGTGGTGCTGTGGCGAACACCGTCGGCGCGGGATTGGAAGAACGCAAGGAACCCCGCAAAGCTGGCTGCAAACGGAGGAACGCGCCAGACGGGACTGAACGAACAGGTGTGCAACAAGGATGGATTGACCGTTGCCGAGCGCAATGGGCAGTTGAACCCCGATTGGACAGAGTGGCTAATGGGGTTCCCGATAGGGTTCACCGCCTCCGCGCCATTGGAAACGCCCAAGTTCCGGCAGTGGTGCGACTCGCATGGCATTTGCTTGGAGGGCCAGAGCGATGAAACTTGACGCAAACTTCATTACGCATTGGAAGACCGAGCGCCTGCTTGAAGCATGCGGGCCGACCGCGGTCTTGGGACTGCTCCGGCTTTGGGGAGACGCGCAGAACAAGCGCCAGTGGCGTGGTCTGACGCTCAACCCGCGCAAGTTGGCCGCGATCATGCGCCACGATGGCGATGCCGACGCGCTTTGGGCCGCGATGACCGACAAGGACTCGCCGTGGCTCGACGAGGAACCGGAGGGAACGTGGGCCATTCATGGCTTTGAGCAGCACAACCACCAGCTAATCCGGTGCTGGCACATTGGCCAGAAGGGTGGCCGTCCTACTAAAGACAATAATACTGATAATGGTAGGGTAGGGCTTGGCGCATATGAAAAGCATATGGATACCATATGCAAACCATATGGTTTTTCTACAGAGAGCGTCACGACCCCCACCTTGGAGGAGTTCAAGGCCGCGGCGCTTTTGATGGGAGTCGAGGAGGCCGTTGCCGAAGAGGTCTGGCATGACAACGAGTCCCGCGCCATCGCCCCAACCGGCGAGTGGACGGACTGGAATGGACGCCCGATTCACAACTGGCGTTCCAACCTCAAAGCCAGAGCCGCCCAGATTGCGCGGAAACGGCCCTCCAAGGCTTTGACTAAACCCCGCGGCGTCTGGGACGCCAAACAAGGCATTGACGCCTTAAAAGCGAAGCTGGAGCGAATGAAGGGCGATCCGCGGAACCGGAGACAAAAAGCCGACTGCCCTTGGGAAACCGAGTGGAAGGAAGAGGCCAAGGCCGAGGTCGCCCGCATCCGCGAGAAGATCCGCGAGTTAGAAGGGGTGGTGGCAGCGTGAAAAAGTTAAAGACTATAGACGCGCCCGAAATTGTTTGCGGCATCTATGCTCTGCTGCTTTGCGACCGTATAGCATACGTTGGAAAGTCAGAGCATATCTACAAGCGTGTTGCCGTTCATCGTGAGCAAAAACGGTTTGATTCGGTGGTCGTTATTGATGTCGAGCGAAAGCATCTGGATGCCGTCGAGCAGTTTCTTATTAAGCTGCTTAACCCGCCGTGGAACAGGCAGCATGCAAAAGCTCACAATGGCCCGCTTCACCACAAGAAAATGTTGGGCCGGTTGTTGCCAATCGCGAAGCGACACATTGCGGTATGGCGCGAACTTACCAAGGGGCATTTGACCACACCCCTAAAATCGCCACATGGCCAACAGTCTTGAAGACTTCATTGCCTATAGCATGCAAGACGACGAGGTGAGCGTGATGAATATCCTGTGCGAACATTGCCCGCTCGTTTCCGACAACGCCGTCTGGGCGTCCGACGTTCACAATACCGGCGAGGTCATCGCGTGGATTCATCGGAACCCGCAACATTTTCGGCGTATCGGTTTAGTCAAAACAAAGAGACGATGAAACTTTCCGGCGGAACAGGCTGCGCCAACTCATATCTGGCCACCACCTCAATGGGGGAGGGTGGGACAGCATTGTGTGGGGGCCGTCGCGGTATTGCGCTATCCGCGACCCGCCGGAACTTTTTTAGGAGGAGCGGGATGGGCAAGGTTCCAGCCGACGCTCATCCGAGGGGTGCAGCCGTGGCCCAGCGTCTGCGCTCCGCACTTTTCCCATGATGCTGGAACTGCAACGCCCGTTCCCCGTGGACACACCGCTTGGCTACGGATGGGCGATCATTGTGTCCCGCGAGAGCAATCTGGCCAACGACATCTGGACGGTCGTCATGGAACGCGACGGCGCGTTTGTGCATTTCCGATCCGAACAAATCTGGGCGCTCCCCAACGGGACGCTCGACATCAACACAACACCAACACCATGCAATACAACGACGACAACCGAGGCGCGGCTTTCCCGCGCCAAAGCGACAACCCCAAAGCGCCCAAGTGGTCTGGCCCCGTTAAAATCGAAGGCCGCGACTACGAGATTAGCATCTGGGAGCAAACGAGCAAAAGCGGGAAGGACTTCCTCTCGCTGAAGTTTGGCCCGCCGTGGCAACCGAAGGAAAAGGGCAGCAACTACAACGCACCGAAACCGGCGGCACCGCGGACAACGGACGAACCGGCGACTGACGACGACATTCCGTTTTGATCCTGCACGAGACACAAGCAGACCGGCGCACCGAAGCGCGGATCGTCGAAGCCGTCGCCGCCAAGCACGGATTCGGCACCGCGTTTTGCTCCAAGGCTTACCCCGTGGACTCCATGTTTATGCGGGGCCGGAAGCCGGTCTGCTTTGTCGAGGCAAGGCACCGCAACAACGCGAAGGACAAGTATCCGACCTTCATGTGGTCGCTGCAAAAGTTCATCCACGCGAAGCAGTTTGCCGAAGTGTTGCCAACCGTCCTGCTCGTCGAGTGGGAGGACGGCATCTTTAGCCACCGGATCAACGGCGACCACTACGAGATCAGCTACGTCAACCGCACCGGCACCACCGGACGCACCAGCGCCGACAACGAGCCGGTCATTGAAATACCGACGGACAAGTTCAAAGAGGAAATACCGAGGGAATATTCATGGTAAGCGACACTCCAGAAACCGACGCCCAAGTGACGACGTTCAGTTCGATCAGCAAGCTGAAGAAACGCTTTGAGTGCAGCACTGGCAAAGTCAGTGCGGAGTTTGCTCGCAAGCTGGAGCGCGAGCGCAACGAGGCGAGGGCGCTATTAGCCGAAATGCAACAGGCAGTGAAATGGGCCAGAGACGAAGCCAAAGAGTGGCTGCAAAGCAGGAGCGAAACCAAGTAAGGAAGGATATTTAAGGAAACCAAACGACCAAGCGGTCAATGTTTTAGTTTGACCAACAGAGTAGAAAAGACGCATGCCAATCACTTCCGACAGCGAAATGGAACACCGCGTGAGCGTGGTGGCCGACTGGGTTTTAGAGGGTCGCCGCTACTCTGAACTTGTGTCGGCTATTGTCGGTGAGTGGAAAGTCTGCAAGCGCACCGCGGAAAGGCTGATCGAACGAGCCAATCCCATCGCCCGCGAGACGCGCATGAAGCAGAAGGAAACCATGATTGCCCGCGCCGCGGACAAGCTGGAGAAGATCCACGACAAAGCCTACGCCCGCGAGGATTGCAGCGCCGCGACCGGAGCCGTGCGCGAACTGGTCAAGCTACTGGGTCTGGCCGAGGCCGAGAAACAAGAGGTCAAGCATGACCTCACTGACGAGTTTGTTGGCGTCTTCAAAGGCATTGTGAAGTCTACCGACAAGCCCGCGTGACGACTGACGACTTGGCCAACCCGCTCTGGCGGTTGCGGAACCTCTACCACATCAAGCAGGCGACCGACGGGCGGATCATCAAGTTTGCGCCGAGGCCGGAGCAGCAGCGGGTCTACGACATGCTGTTCAAGGAGGGCGTCAAGCGCCTCATCATCTTGAAAGCGCGGCGACTGGGCATGTCCACCGCGCTCGACGTCCTGCTGACCGATCAGATGCTGTGGAACGCGGGAACACAATGCTCGTTGGTCGATCAGACCGCGGCGGATGCCGAGCGCAAGTTAGCGACGATTGCCAAGGTCGCTTTGGACAACCTCCCTCCGGTCGCCTTGCAGTGCATCGAGAAGGTGCGTGACAGCGGCAGCATCCTTGAGGTCAGCGTGGCCGGAGAGGCCGCGTCGTCGTTCTTTGCCGGTCTACGCGCCCGTGGCGGCACCAACAACTGGCTGCACCTCTCCGAGTGGGGAGTCATCCAAGCGGACGACCCGCGGCGCAGTGAAGAGATTCTGACCGGCGCGATCCCGTCCGCGGAGCATGGCCGGATCATCGTCGAAACCACTTGGAAGGGCGGGCGAGGGGGCCACCTCTGGGAAATCGTTAAGGGAGCCTTGGAGACGCCGGAAGCGGCCAAGACGGACAAGGATTGGCGCGTGGTGTTCTTCCCGTGGTGGCGCGACCCGACCTATGTGGTGGAGGGCGATGTGTCCACAATCAGTCCGGCGATCAGCGCCTATCTCGACAACATGGAGCAGACGACCGGCCACACGTTCACGCCCCAGCAGCGCCTCTGGTATGACCGCCAGTCCCGCGACTTGGGTCTGTTTATTTTTAGAGAATTTCCCACCACCTTGGACGAGTGTTTCAAGAGTCCGGTCGAGGGCGCAATCTACGCGGGGGAACTGGACAAGCTCCGCGCCTCCGGTGCGATCAGTGCGTTCAAGACCGACAACAGCACACTTGTCCACACCGCGTGGGATTTGGGCAGTCCGGTCAATACGGTGGTCTGGTATTTCCAAGTGATCGGCGGAAACGAGGTGCGCGTGATCGATTGCGACATGGACATGGACATGACGCCTGTCCAGCGCGTCGGCCACATGCTGGCCAAGGGATATAGCTACGGAGCGCACTTCCTGCCCCACGATGCCGCGGCGACCCGCACCAGCGGCAAGGCCGACGCCCAAGTCTACACCGAGGCCGGTCTGGCCAACGTGCGCGTGCTGCCGCGGACGCATGACATCTGGATCGGGATCAATGCCTGCTTGCAAATGTTCCCGCGGTTCTCGTTCCGCCTGCCTGCCTGCGAGCGTGGCCTCGATGCCTTGGCCAACTACGCCTACAAGCGCAGCAGCGCGACCGGCATTGTGGTCAACGAGCCGGTGCATAACTGGGCCAGCCACGCCGCGGACGCGCTCCGCATGATAGCCGAGGCCGAGATGGCGGGCATGCTCAAGACGGGCTTTGCCAAGCCGCGCCCGACCGTGGTCACAACCGGCATCCGCGAACTGGACTTCACCCGCAGGACAATCGTGAGACGATGACGCCGATCGAAAAATGCAAGATGCTTTACACCGCGGACAGCCCGCGGACGTTTGAAGAGGACATGCTCGCGCACCTCTCGCATGGCTGTTTTTTTAGCACGCCGGAGTATGTGATGATGGCGAGGCCGGTGTGCAGTGCCGCCCCACAGGAGATGATCAACGACGTCTGGTGTGGCTTCCAGCGCAAGGACTGGGACGCATGGTATGTCTACGCCTTTGCCTTGGCCGACGACCAAGGCTTGCAGGGTTTAGTCAAAAAACTATTGCGCCACATACCGTTTTATCTTCCGCTCATCGCATGGGAGAGGAGCGGTCATCCGCTGACTTTCTTTTCGACCGACAAACTCATCCAAAAATATGCGAAACTACCACTCGTCCAAGATTGACCAGACTTGCCGTTGCCATTTCGGAGGCGGCGGTCGTCGTCCCTCTGCCCCGCCACCGCCTCCTCCTGTGCCAGCCTTCCAAGCGCCGCCGCTCCCGCCACCGCCGCCCCCACCGCCCCCACCACCGGAAGCCCAGACAATGGGAGCCAACGACGCGGCCAACCAGCAACGCGCTGCCGCGGCCAAGCGCAGCGGCTTCCGCAAGTCGATCCTCGCGGGCGAAACCGGCGGCTACGTCAATCCGGCCACCGGAGCCAACAGCCTCCTTGGCTAATGGATGGAGCTAACCTTCCATCTGGCCGTCTTTGCGGTGGGCATTGTCCTGCTCATTACCGCGGCTAACGACCCCGACATGTGGTAATGAAAGACAACGTCCAACTCGCTGACTGGGTTCTTGCCCGCAACCAAGACTTGGGTTCCGAGCGTGCCTCATGGGACACGCATTGGCAGGAGTTGGCCGAATACTTCTTACCGCGCAAAGCCGAGATCAGCGCCAAGCGGTCAGTGCCGGATAGCTCGCGCTACGATGTTCTCTTCGACACCTCTGCCGTCCAAGCCGCGGCCACGCTGGCCAATGGGCAGCTTGCCTACATCACGCCTGCCGACAGCCGGTGGTTTGTTTACGAGCCGCCCAAGGGAGTCAACAGCGACAAGGCCAAGCAGTGGTATGCGAAGTGCAGCGAGATGACCCAGTTGCTCTTGGCGACCAGCAATCTCTACACCGAGGTTCACGAACTCTACTACGACGACTCCGTTTTCGGCACCTACTGCATGTTCGTTGAGGCAGGAATGTCGCACCCGCTTGTCTTCCACAAGTTTGACATCGGCACCTACTCACTGGCTGAAAACGACGAGGGACTGATCGACACCGTCTTCCGCGAACTGGAACTCACCGTCCTGCAAGCCGCGGACAAGTTTGGCGAAGACAACCTTGCGCCCGCCATGCAGAAGAAGCTGGCCGAGATCCGGCGCACCGGCAAGGGCGGCACAGTGAAGCATCGCTTTGTTCATGCCCTCTACAAGCGCGAGGACGGCGACCGCGACCGCAACAAGGCCGACGGCCCGAACAAGCCTTGGGCCAGCGTCTACGTTGACCAGAGCAACAAACATGTCACGCGCAACAGCGGCTACGACGAGAAGCCCTTCTTTGCCGGTCGCCACGTTAAAAGCCAGCAGGGCGTTTACGGAGTGTCTCCGGCATGGATGGCTTTGCCCGAAGCCCGCCAACTCAATTTTTTAGCCAAGCAACTTGACGCCCTGTCGGAGATCAAAGCGTTCCCTCGTCTCCTTATGCCTGCAACCCATGAAGGGGAAGTCGATTTGCGCTCTGGGGGCGTCACTTATTACGACCCTACGCAACCCAACGCGCTGCCGCAGGAGTGGGCCACCGCGGGCGATTATTCCATCGGACTCGACCGCGAGGCCCGTAAGACCAACGCGATCAACACCGCCATGCATGTGGATATGTTCCGCATGTTCGCGTCCTTGGAAAAGGCCAACATGACGGCCACCGAGGTCGCGGAACGTGCTTCCGAAAAGCTGGTGCAGTTTTCCCCCTCGTTCACGCGCAAGACGACCGAGTTGCTTTCGCCCATGCTGCGCGGAGTCTTCGGGATTCTTATCCGCAATGGCCATTTCCCGCCGCCGCCGCAGGACGCGATCCAAATGGACGCGATGGGCCAACCCATGCTGCCGGAACCGGAGGTCAGCTATGTGTCCAAAGTGGCGCTCGCCATCCGCGCCATGCACAATCTTTCCTTGGCAAGGACAATGGAGCGCAACGCGATCATCGCCCAAGTGCGCCCCGAAGTGCTGGACAACTTCAAATGGGACGTCATCGCCCGCGAAACCGCCCGCAACGACGGACTGCCCGCCGATTGGCTGGCCGAGGAGGACGAGGTCGAAGAGGCCCGCGCCGCCCGCGCACAGGCACAGGCCCAGATGCAGCAGCAGCAGGAGATGCTCACGATGGCCGAGGCCGCGGGCAAAGCCGGTAGCGTCAAGCAGGACAGCGCCCTTGGCCGTTTGATGAACCAAGCCACCGCATGACCACCGACAAAGAACTGGAGCGCAGCAAAAGCCTTCAGCGCATCAACAACGCTTACCACCGCTGTTTCGACAACGAAGACGGGCGCGTTGTCTTGGACAACCTCCGCGCCTATTTCCGTATGAACCGGCCCGCCTTTGAGCGCACGCTGGGACGTCCGTTTGATCCCATCGCCGCCGCGGTGCGTGACGGCCAGCGCGAGGTGATCCTTTTCATCGAACACAAACTTTCGCTGCCCGTCGTCGGAGATGCCGACGTCGAGCGGCCCTCCACCGAAGTCCTCCGCTAAACGCGGTTTAGTCAAAACAACAACCAACCAACACCAACCACCATGACTGATGCAACCACCACCTCTGAAACCAGCACCACCGCGGACAGCGCCGCTGTTTCCGCGTCCACCGCACCCGCTGCTAACCTCAACACCACAACGGAAGGGACACTCCTTTCCAGTGCGCCTGCCAGCGCCACCGACGCGCCAGCGCCCGCAGTAGCCGAAAAGCCCGAATGGCTACCGGAGAAGTTTTGGCGCAACGACAAGGCTGACGTTGAAAGCCTTTCCAAGTCCTACCAAGGGCTGGAGCAACTCTTGGGCAAGAAGGCCAACGCCATCGTTCCTCCCAGTGAGAAGTCTACGCCGGAAGAAGTTGCCGCCTACCGCAAAGCCATCGGCGTTCCCGAATCGCCCGAAGCCTACAACCTTAAACCGGAGCAACTGCCGGAAGGGGTCACATGGGACGACAACGTGGCCAAGAAGGCCGCGGAACTCGCCCACAAGCACAACGTGCCTGCCGCCGCCATGCAGGAGTTTATGAAGTTCGACATGGAGCGGGCCGCGCTGATGAACCAAGCCGCCGCCCAGATGATCGAAACCCAACTGGAAACCGGACGCGCCGAACTCCAGAAGGTGTGGGGCGATAAGATGCCGGAGAAGATCGAACTGGCACGCCGCGCCGCGGTGACCGCCGGAGTCGATCCGACGTCCCAAGGGTTTGTCGATCCGCAAGTGGTCAAGGCCATCGTCAGCCTCGCGGAGAAGCTCTCCGACGACAAGCTGGTGGCCGGTGACCAGACCGGAGCGAGCAGCACCCGCGCCCGCGCCCGCGACATTATGACCAACCAAGCCAACCCGCTCTACTCGCGCTACCAAGAGGGTGACGCGGAAGTTGTTGACCAAGTGCGCCGGATGCTGACCAGCGCCTAATCGGCTCAACAATCGGCTCATCATGGCCAACAAAACCAAAGGCTGGCAGAAGTTTCTGGCCTGCACATGCACCCACGGGTCAGAGGCCGATCCGCGGGCGCTCGACGCCATTTTGAGACTGCGCGAAGCGTGGAAGCCGGACTTTGTCCTGCATCTGGGCGATGCCATCGATGCCCGCGCCCTGCGCTCCGGCGCTCGCAAAGACAGCGACAGCGCCGACCACGGGGCCGATCTGGCCGACGATCTGATGCAAGGACTGGCTTTCCTGCGCGAACTCAAGCCCGACGTCTTTCTTTTCGGAAATCACGAAAGTCGATTGACCGAACTGGCCCACAGTCCCAACGCGGTCTTGTCCTACGCGGCCAGCAGCGTCCTGTCCCGCATTGAGGACGAGATGGGCAAGCTCAAGTGCCAGATCATTCCCTACGCGGGCGTCCACAAGAGCGGCATGTTCATGCTGGGCGACACCGGATTTACCCACGGGGCCATGTATAACGTGTCGGCGGCGCGGGACACCGCGGAAATGGTGGGCCATTCGGTGGTCATGGGCCACACCCACCGCGTGGCGATGGAGAGCGCCCGCATCCACAACAAGGCCATCGGCTACAACATCGGGTGCGGGATCAAGCTGGACATCGGGTATTCGGCCATCCGGCGGCAGACGCTGGGATGGCGACATGCCGCGTGTTTCGGGTCGTTCAATGGCACCAACTGCAACGTCAACATTGCGGTCTTCGATCCGCACTACCAGTTACCGCTATGAAACAGACCAAAGCCGACAAGCAACTGGCCCAGTGGTGCGAAGCCCTGTCGCAGCCCACCATTCCGGTCGAAGAAGTGCCGGAGGGCTGGTTCACGATCAAGCAACTGGCCAAGGCCCGCGGACGCAGCGAGTGCATCACCAGCACACAAGTGCGCCGGAAGATCGAGCAAGGACTGGCCGAGAAACGCAACTTCACCATCCGGCTGGCCGAGCGCGTCCGGCCCGTTCCGCACTACCGACTGAAATGAGCCGCCGCATCCCGACCAAACGTCTCGCCATTGATGGCAAACCGTGGCGGATCAAGATTCAGCGCCCACCGGCCCGCGTGACCCACGACGGGTTGTGCGTGAAGGACGACCGCACGATCTACATCCATCCCGACGCTATCAGTCACCGCGGCATCGAATTGGCCTGCCACGAACTAATCCACGCCCGTCTTTTTGACTTGGACGAAGAGTGCGTGGACGAGATCGGGCGTCTGGTCAGCGAGGTCTGTGGCTGGCTGGCGCGGCACAACGACGGAGTCATCGGGTGACCTTTGTCCCGCTACTCATCTGCACGCTCTGCTACGGCTGGACGGCGGCGGGGTTTTACATGCAGGACGACCGCCCCATGTGCGCGGTCTTCGTCGGCTACATGTTCAGCAACTTCGCGTTCGTCTACATCGCGTTGAACGGACGATAATTTGGCGGTGCGGCGTGGAGATGGACACGCGGCCAGACAGTGGAGCGTTACAAAATAACACAAGAATATGTAACAAAGCGGGTGCAAGTCCCGCCACCGCCCTCCTGCTAATCTGTCGAAAAATAGCAGTTTTCTATACACGTTTCGGACAACATGTTTAAGGCATCGACACGTTGCTTAAATAAGCGCCGGTCTTGTTAAAGAAAGCGCCGCGAACTTTTTTTGACTAAACCCTTGCGCCAATTGTGGCGCAGCGCAATTCTCGCGCACAGTTAGGCAGACAACTCCTTGTGGAGCCTGTCCGACGGCAGCCCAAGGCCGACGACCCGCGCTCGCGGATAATCGGTAGCGCCGAGGACACCACAACCAATCAACCCGACGAGATCGGCACGACGCCGGTTTAGTCAAAACCAAAGGAGTTAGTTATGCCCGTATCACAAATTCCGCAATACTTCACGACGGAGTTCTCCAGCAACTGGGAGCATCTGCTTCAGCAGAAACTTTCCAAGCTGCGCGAATTCGTTTCCGTCGAGACAGTCCGCGGCAAGGAGAAATCCTACAATCAAATGGGCGCAGTGGAGATGCAACGCATCACCAGCCGCGCAGCCGACACCAACATCAGCGATGTGGCCTTGGCCAAACGCTGGCTTCGCCCCTATCCGTTTGAACACGCCACGTTGTTCGACGAGTGGGACAGCGAGTATCTGGGCGAGGTTAGCCTTCCCCAGAGCGAGACGGTTGCCAATCACGCCGCCGCCTATGCCCGCACCGCCGACAAGGTGATCATCGATGCCGCCCTTGGCACCGCCTACACCGGAGAAACCGGAGTCACGCCGACCGCTTTGCCCGCTGGGCAGAAGATCGCCGTCGATTACGTCGAGTCCGGCTCCGCGGCCAACAGTGGCCTCACCATCGCCAAGCTGCGTCAAGCGGCGTTCCTGCTCACCAACGCTGAAGTTGATGACAGCGATCCGCGCATCATGGTCGTTTCCGCCAAGCAGATCCAAGATTTGCTTCGCACGACCGAGGTGACCAGCGGCGACTTCAACACCGTTCGCGCCTTGGTCAATGGCGAGATCAACACGTTCATGGGATTCACCTTCCGCCGTGTTGCTTCCGGCCTCTTGCCCTACGCGAGTGGAACCGGCGTCCGCACCTGCTTTGCCTACGTCAAGTCCGGCCTCAAGCTGGCCGACGCGGGACGCAAAGTGCATGTGGACATCCGTGCCGACAAAAGCCACGCCCTGCAAATCCGCACTGTCGCCTCTTTGGGCGCCACGCGCATGCAGGAAGCCAAAGTCGTCGAAGTCCCGTGTGACGAAGTTCTCTAACAACTAACCAAGGAGAAATAACATCATGCCAGCCTTCTACACTGACCTCGCGCCAGTTGATCTGACGCTTAACGTCCGCAACCGCAATTCGGCAGACCTCACCAACGGTGACGTCCGCTACGCGGAAGCGACCTACACCACCACCGGCACCGAAGCCGCGAGCGGGGACACCATCGAAGTGGCCGTCCTGCCCGTCGGCGCAGTGCCAATGCCCGAACTGTGGCGCGTCTCTAACGAGGCGAGCCTTGGCGGTTCCGCTGTTGCTATCCCCAAAATCGGGGATGCCGATAACGACGACCGTTACAGCGCCACGAGCATCTCGCTCAACAGCAGCACCGCGGGTTCCACGGCGGTTACCCCCGCCATCGCCACCAGCGTGTTGCCCCGTTACACCGTAACCGAGGCCACCCAGCGTGTGGTCGCCGCGATCACCCGCACCAATGCGGTGACCGCAGGGAAGAAAATCAGCTTCCTCATCGCTTACAAACTGTAAGTCCCGACTGATTAACGCGCTGGCAGGCCGCGAATAAACGCCTGCCACCTTTTTAACTTTTCATGGCCGACGAAACATCCATCTGCAACTTGGCTTTGGCCAAGCTGGGCATCAGCCCGATCATGGCGCTGACCGACGACAGCAAGCAGGCCCAATTTTGCAATCGTTTCTTCGCCCAGACCCGCGACGAAGTCTTGCAAGGGCATCGCTGGAACTTCGCCATGCGCCGCTCCGCGCTCAACAAGCTGGCCACCGCCCCGCAAAGCGAATGGGAAAGCGCCTACCAGTTGCCGGTTGATTGCTTGCGCGTCGTCCAACTCAATGGCTACGAACCCAACGAAAGGTTGGGGGAGTTTAGCGTCGAAGGCGACCAGCTTCTGACCAACGCGGAGGAGGCCAACATCCGGTATGTCGCCCGCGTGGAAGACGGATCGTTCTACCACCCGCTGTTTGTCCATGCGCTGGCCACCATGCTGGCCTCGCGTCTGGCAGGCCCGCTAACCGGAAGCCGCAACATGCCGCAGGAGTTGCTGCAAGAATACGAAGCCATCACCGGCCCCAAGGCCCGCATGGCCGACGCCTTTGAGGAGCGCCTGCGCCGCAAGATGCCGTGGACGAACAGCGACCTTGTCGCCGCCCGCTACACCAAGTTCCCGTCCAGCCAATAGATCATGGCCAATCTCCTCGTCACCGCCCTCAATGCAGGCGAGTTGAGTCCTTACATGGACGCCCGCACGGACGTCGAAAAATACCGCAGCGGATGCCGCACGCTGGAGAACATGGTCGTCCTGCCCTACGGAGGCGTCTACCGCCGCGCTGGCACCGAATACTTGGGCGAGGCCAAGAACGCCAACCAGCGGTGCCGTCTGATCGGGTTTAACTTCAGCGTGACCACCCGCTTTGTCTTGGAGTTTGGCCACCAATACATCCGGTTCTGGGGCAACGACTCGCAAGTGCTTTCCGGCGGCTCGCCCTTGGAAGTGGCCAGTCCTTACCAAGAAAGCGAACTGCGCGAACTGCAATACGTCCAAGTCAACGACATCATGTATATCGCGCACGCCAACCACGCGCCGCGCAAACTGGCCCGCTTGGCCGATAACGATTGGACGCTGACCACCGTCGCGTGGAGCTATCCGCCGCTTCTCGACCAGAACCTCACGACCACCACCATTGCTTCCTCCGCGGCCTCTGGCAGCGCCACGTTGACCGCCAGCGCGTCTGTTTTCCAAGCGGGCCATGTGGGTAGCCAGTGGGCTATCCAGTGGCCGCGCAACAGCGGGGCAATTTCGACAACCATCGATGCCAACAAGACAACGACCGACACCTTGGACATCCAAGGCTCTTGGACGCTGACCACAGTTGGCACATGGATCGGCACCGTGCGCCTGCTTCGCATCCCGCAAAAGGAAATGGATGCCAACGGCGGCAGCGGATTTACCGCTTACGAAGTGGTGCGGGAGTTTAATTCGCTGACCACCGCCCGCAACTTTACCGCCACCGGCACCGAGGACGAGCGCGTCGGACTCAAGCTGCAAGTGCTTAACTATTCCTCCAACACCAGCGCCCGCGTCTTCCTTGAATCCACCGACTTCAACAGCGGCGGCACCGTCACGATCAACAGCGTGGCCAGCGGCACCAGCGCCGGAGCCACGGTCAACAAGTGGCTGGGATCAGTCATCACCGGAACCACCCAGTGGAGCGAGGCCGCGTTCTCCGCGGTGCGCGGCTACCCGCGGGCCGTCGCTATCCACGAACAGCGCCTGTGCTTCGGCGGCACCGCCCACCAGCCCAACACCGTCTGGTGCAGCAAGGTCGATGACTTTGAAAACTTCCAACTGGGAGTTGGCGCGGACGACGGGTTGCAATTCACCGTGGCCTCGTCTGAAGGCAACCGCATCGAATGGATGTTCAGCCAGAAGCGCCTCATGCTGGGAACCAGCGGCGACGAGTGGACAATCGGCGGGGCCAATAGCGGCGAAGCGTTCAGTTCGACCAACGTGCAGGCCCAGAAGCAAAGCAGCTTTGGATCGAAGACCATGCGGGCCATCCTGCTCAACGACGTCCTGCTCTTCGTCCAGCGCCGCGGACGCAAGGTGCGCGAACTGACCTATAACTTTGAGCGCGACGGATGGGTTGCGCCGGATCTGACCGTTTTGTCCGAGCATGTGACCCAAGGCGAACTGGTCGAACTGGCCTTTCAGCAACAGCCCGACGCCATCCTTTGGGCGGTGCGGGGCGATGGCCAACTGGTGGGCATGTCCTACGAGCGCGACCAAGAGGTCGTCGCATGGCACCGGCACACCACCGACGGGGAATTTGAATCCGTCGCCACCGTCTACGGGTTGTCCGGCGCGGACGACGAGGTCTGGCTGGTGGTCAAGCGCACGATCAACGGGCAGACCAAACGCTACATCGAACGATTCAAGGCCGACAACCGCGCCAAGTTTGAGGCCCAGACCAAGGACGACTGGTGGTATCTCGACTGTGCCAAACGCTATTCCGGCACCGCGACGGCCACCATCACCGGACTTTCCCACTTGGAAGGCAAGGCGGTCAGCGTCTTGGCCAACGGGGCCGTCCAGCCCGACGAGACGGTTGCCAGCGGTCAGATCACCCTCGACAAGACCTACACCAAGGTTCTGGCCGGTCTGCCCTACACCTCGACGATTTTGCCTATGAAGTTCGACTTCGATCTGCGCGACGGCCCGACCCGAGGACGCAAGAAGCGCATCAATCGCGTGGAGGTCAGCCTGTTCAAGTCCTTGGCAGGGGAGGCCAGCACCAATGGCACCGAGTGGCTCTGGATCTACCCGCGGGACTTCGACGACCCGATGGACGCCAGCCCGCCGCCCTTTTCCGGCGATGCGGAGGTTGTCGTCGCGGGCGACTACTCCGACGACAGCGACATCTACCTCCGTCAGCGCCTGCCTTACCCGTTTACTGTCCGCGCCCTTGTCGTAAAGCTCGACGCATACGGGGATTGACATTAGCTTGTTTTGACTAAACCCATGAGCCAGCCCGTTCTTCAACTTCGCATGTTCGATCCGTCCAAGGACTATGACATGGTCGCCGGATGGTGGAAGGGCCACGGATGGAATCCGGTGCCGCCGTTCTTCCTGCCCAAGCTGGGCGTGGTCGCCTGCTGGGCCGAGGGAGAGAAGACCGAGGACACCGCCGCGGCGTGGCTCTACATGGACAACTCCGCTCCGGTTTGCTGGCTGGAATACATGGTCAGCAATCCCGAAGCCAACGCGGGACGCGCTGTCAAAGCCCTCCGTCACTTGGATGCCTTTTTGACCGGCGAGGCCAAGGCCACCGGATACGTCGTGATGATGACCACATGCAGGCAGGATTCGCTGGTCAAGTTCCACGAAAAGAACGGCTTTAAGAAAACCGACGAGGACGTCACCCACCTCGTCAAAGTCATCGAATAATATGGCTGGAGTTACCGCATCAGTTTTGGCCGGTGTGGCTATCGTTGGAAGCCTTGCTTCCGCAGGCATGTCCTACTACGGCCAGCAGCAACAAGCCGCTTCTGCCGAGCGCCTTGCCAACTACAACTACCAAGTGCAGTTGCAGCAGGCGCAGATGCAGGCGCAGATGCAAAAGGTCGCTGCCGAGCAGCAATACCAAGCGGGAATACAGAACGCCACCGCGATGCAGAACGAGGGACTGCGCGTGGAGCAAGAGGCCCGCGAACGCGCCAAGCGTATGCGTTCAGAAAACGAGCGCCTCTTGGGCCAGCAGCGGGCGCAGTTTGGCAAGGCGGGCGTGACCAGCGCCGGTTCGCCCTTGGCCGTCATGGCTGAATCGGCGGGCCTCATGGAACTTGCCGTGGGCGACGAACTCTACAAGGCCGACTTGGAGCGCAGCGCCTACTACCGCAAGGCCGAGGTCGAGAAGTGGCAGGCCGGATACTCTTTGGTCGATAAAGCCGCCGCGGACTACAACGCGGCCAGCGCGTCCTTCCGCGCCCAGCCGATCCTTTTGGAAGGTCAGAACACCGCGAGCGCTCTGCGCGTCAACAGCTATGGGTCGCTCATTTCCGGCGCAACTCAAGCGGCCAGCATGGGCGCAAATTATTCGATGGGCGGTTCTTCCCAAGCGTCACGATTGGCCCGCGCCCTAACAACCTCCGCTTAACATGGCCAACATCCCGCTCGTCCAAATTCCCAACGCTCCTGCGACCGGCTCAACCGCCGTTCCGCTGCCGGTAGGGGCCATCCGCACGCCCGACATCGAACTCGCGGGCATGATCGATGACGCCAGCTACTTGGCCGTCGGACAGGCGTATTCCAACTTGGGCAACGCCGGTCAAAAAGCTGCCAACGTGTTGGGCGACTTTGCTCTCAACATGGCCGAAGCCAGCGACGAAGCGAACCTTGACGCCGCCGACCGCATCAAATCCGACATGCTGTCCAAATTTGAAGTAGACACCATGACCAAGCCGGAAAGCGAGTGGAGTCGAATTTGGGAAAACAACTACGCGCCGAAACTGCGCGACCAAGTTGGCTCGCTTCGCATGGCCACAGCCGGAGGCCGCAATCGTCGAGATGCGTGGCTGGCCAACACTGAAAACGCGGTGAAGTCAAAAGTGTTCACCGACGCCAACAAGGCCATGATCGGACGCGCCACGCAGGAAAAGAAAAACTACATTGAGCGGGCAAAGCGGGAGGGCCGTTGGGAAGACGCAATGGCCGGATACCGACAAGGGGCTACCGTCGGACTGTGGACTCCAGAGGAAGCGGACGCGGGCATGATTGCCATCGAAGAGGAACAGCGCGTCAACACCATGACCAACGTCATCCAGCAGAACCCTGCCCAGTGGCGCAAGGAACTGGCCAAGTATCAGAAGGAGGGCAAGAACCCCCACAAGCTACGCCCCGAACAAGTCCTGCAATTCCGCCGCATGGCCGAGGGAACCCACGCCCAGCTTCTCGACGACCTCAACAACGAGATGCTGACCCGTCTGGAAACCGAGAGCGCCGCCATCACGAACGAAGACATCGAAAAGTTTTACACTCGTCCCGACATCGATGCGCCGCGGGAACTCATCAACAAGATGAAAGAATACCGCGGCTTCAAGTATGCCGACACGCCGGAGGGTCAAGCCGACCAAGCCACGAAATTCAGCGACCTCTGGCAGAAAATTTTTTCCTACAACGCGGAGAAGGACATCAGCATGGCTGATCCCGACACGCACAAGCGCGAATACCAGCGCCTCATCAGCGAGATCGTGACGACCGCGCCGGAGGGCCAGCGCAAGCCTTTCATGGACACGCTCGACGGCATGGTATCGAAAGCCAACCAAGGGCAGAAATCGCGCACCGACGAAATCACCAGAAACCTTATCAACCAAACCACCAGTCTGGCCGAGTGGGGCCAGTTTGGCGATGCGGGCAAATGGAAGAAAGAGCAGCGCGGCGATGTCACTGTGACCAAACCACAAGACGTCAATGCGTGGCTCAACGTGCAGACCAAGCGCCAGCAAGTGATCAACGAGATCCGCGACATGGTTAAAGACAACCCCGACCTTACCATTGAGCAGGCGCAAGATCGTTTTAGGGGCATCGTCGAGCCATACCTTGATCCGGCGGCTTCGTTTATGAACAAGCCGGAAGAAGAGGACGCATGGTGGAAGTCCATCATGGATGTCGCCACTTGGGCCGACTTCGCCATGAACCCGACGGCCAACAACCCGAATGTGATGACCGCCGGTCTGGGATTCCGCGGCTTTGGCGGGTCGCCTATGGACGGACTGCAAGACGCCGACGAACCGCTTCCTCCGGTGCAAGGCATGCCGCCCGCGCCCTCCTCCGAGAATTTCAGCGTGTCTAACCTCCCTCCGGCCAAGCAACCCATCGCGGGCCAGATTGCCAGCATGGCCGAGGCCGAGGGCTTGGGCCAATACACGCCGCACCTCATGCTGCTCGTCGCGCAGGAGAGCAACTTCAACCCCGACCAAACGATCAGCACCTCGTCGGCCCGCGGACTCTTCCAGCTACTCAACGCCGACCGCAAACGCTTTGGCAGCGACAGCAGTCTCGACGGCCAGATCCGCGCCGGTTTAGCCAAAACCAAGGAGAACATCAACGCAGCCCGCCGCGCCCTTGGCCGCGACCCCGACCCCTTTGAACTCTATGTCGTCCACTACCAAGGCATCGGCGCTGGGCCTGCCATCCTCAAAAATCCCGACGGTGACTTCCGCCAGACGCTCGACGCCACCGGAGGCAAGGGCCACGCCGCCCGCGTGATCCGCGCCAACAAATGGCTGGCTGATATTCAAACCAACCAAGACTTCATGGACTGGGTGCGCGAGCGCCTGTCCAAGAAAGCCGCGGCCCTTGGCATGGCATGAGTATTTCCTTCGCCGCCACCCCGCAGTCCAAGGAAGCCCAGCAGGCGCGGACTTACACCGACCCCAGCGCCGGAGCGCCTCCGAGCCGCCGCAGCGGCTACAATGCGCCCTACGTCGATCTGGGCCACTGGAACAAAGTCTTTACCGACCAGAACTACTTCGACTCCATCGCCAAGCAGAAAGGCATGACCGAGGGCGCAAAGGTCAGCCTGCATGGCGACGACTACGTCTACCGGCAAGCGATGATCGGTTTCTTGGCCGACACCCGTAAGGTGCCGCTCGACGACATGCGGTCGATTTTCGATGCGGAGAAAGACGGCTTTGCCAAAAAGGTTTTGGGCAAGCAGACGGCCAGCGCCCGCGAGATGTTTGACTATCAGAAGGGGCAGTTTGAGCGCAGCAACGAGAAGAAAGCTGCCGCCGACCAGATCCTGCAAGGCGTCATCCGCCGCAGCCTTGAGGACGCGCTCTCCGGCGGCGACACGCCCTTTGTCGAGAGCGTGGGCAAGGACATCGATGCCGCCTCCGAGATGTTCGACGACGAGGAAAAGTCCCGCCTGTGGGAGAAGGCCGAGGAACTCGACATGAAGATCCGCGCCTCGCAGGACAAATTTGCACCGGAGGCCCGCTTCATCTTTGACGCCCTCCAGCAGTCCACCGGACAAAAGACCGGCTTCGGAGCGCCCGACATGCGCGACATGGCATCCCGCTTTGCCCAGTTGCCCGACAACCAGCGCAAGGCCATCTACGAACTGGCCGGAGGCTTTGCCCAGATCACCCAGACCGACAAAGGCTTTTGGTATCAGATGGCCGAATCCCTTGGCCGCGGGGCCAGCGACATCGTCGAGCGCGTGCCGCGCAACTTCCGCGAGCAGACGCTCCGCGGTCAGCTTCGCCTCTTGAATAGCGACCAGCCCGTCTTCCGCGCCACAGGCGTGGCCGGTGCCGAGTTCAGCGCCGCAGGCAGCACGCCGGTCTTCGGAGCGACCCAAGGCCAGATGCTGACGCCGGAAGAACGCGAGGAAGCCAAGGCCAAGATCCAGTCCGACCTTGGCGTCTTGAAGGTCGAGCGCGAACTGCGCGACTTGGCCGAGCGCGTCGTCGATCCGATTAAGATGACCGGCGTCCTGCCGGAGATTATTGAGGAAGGTCTTTACGGAGCCGCCCGCAGCATCCCTTACACCGCTGTCGCCGCGGTGCCGATTGCGGGCGTTCCCGCCGTGGCCTCCGCGCTGTTCAGCAGCAACTACGACCGGATCATGCTGGAGTATCCCGACCTTGATCCCGACAAGGCCGCGCTCATCGCCGCCATCTCCGCGCCCATCGAAGCCGGTCTGGAGCGCATGAAGGTCAACACGATCACCGGACGCCTGCCCGTCTTTGGCGGTTTAGTCAAACGCCTGCAACACCCCAACCAGCGAAACATCACCCGCATCGCCATCGGTGGGGCCGGAATCGTGGCCGAGCAAAACGTGCAGGAGATCGTGCAAAACGCCACCTTTCCGTTTGTCCAAACCATCGCCGCGGCGCTCGACGCCGACATGCCCGACTACGACTGGGAGGAGCGCCTCGCCGGTATGCCGCGGGAACTGGCGGTGCAATTTGTCGCCCTCCTTCCGCTTTCCCTCATGGGCGTTGGCGCACTGTCCTACCGCGAGATCAGCCGCGGCGAGAACTACCTCAAGAGCAAGGCCGACTTGGAGAAGATGGGTTACAGCACCGAACAGATCGACCGCATAACCGGAGCCGAGAGCGCCGAAGCCGCCCAAGCCGCACTGGTCGAGGAACACGGCAAGCGCGACCCCAAGCTGGTCAAAGCCGCCGCCCAGCGCATCGTGGACGAGTCCATCGCCCTGCGCGAGAAGGCCAATCCCGCCGCGTTGCCGCGTCTGGAGAAGCAGGGGGCCGACTACGTTGTCCTTTCGCCGGAAGGCAAGGAACTGGCCCGCACGACCGACCAGACCGCCGCCGAGCAGGCACTGGTATCCGCCCGCCGCGAGACGGTGCAGCGCGAGATGCGCGACGTCCATACCGGCATCAACGAAGCTGTCGCCTTTATCCAGCGGGTCAACGAAGCCCGCCAGCGCGGCGAGGACGTTGCCAAGGTCATCCGCGAGGAAGCGCCGCGCACGCTGCTCACCGACTACGAGGCCAACCCGACGCAAGAAAACCTCGACCGACTCTTTGAGACTGTCCGCGCCTTTGGGCAGGACATCAACGAACCCGCCGAATTGGCCAACTTCCCCGTCACCGGCAGCAACCAAGGCGCACTGCGCGAAGGCATCTGGCGCAGCATCATCCGCATCAACGAAGGCGCGGACGGCACCATCGTCATGCGCGAGTTCGCCCAAGACAACCTCAAGCGGGCTATGGCCGAGGGACGGGTGACCATTGACTTCGTCCGTCAGCAACTCAACGACATCCTGCCGCAGATCGACAGCGAACGGATGGATCGCCAGCTACGCACCGAGACGGACACCGACGTCATCGAAGCGTTCTCCGACGTTGCCTTGGCTTACTTCCGCGGCCAGATCCGCGAGGAGCAAATCCCCGCGGGCCTGCGCGGTATCATGCGCCGGTTGGCCATCTTCACCCGCGACATCTTCCGCCGCGCCTACAACCTCGCCCGCCTACGCGCCGAGGGAAAACTCGACCGCGACTTTGAGGCACTCTTGGCCGAGGCGGTTGGCGTTGACCAGCAGGCACTGGTAGACCGCTCCCGCGAAAAGACAGCGCAGGAGGTTGCGCCGGAGACGGCGAATTATTCGATTGGCCAACCGGAGCTATTTCGCGCAGGCGCATCTCCAGACGACTACAGCGGAACATCGCCTCAAGTAGACTGGGACAAGGTAGACAACTACGGCACCGCTTGGAACGAGGAAACTGTAAAAGCGCACACCAATTCGGAGCATGATTTTATTTATCCGGCCATGTTGGACGCATCTGACCTACGAGCCAATGTTGTAGAATTACAGAACGCACAGGACATCCGAAAAATGTCCGAAAAAGAACTCCGAGAAAATTATCCCGACGAATTTTTCGACGAGGAAAATATTGACGACTTTGATTGGCGCGACGTCCGCGACCGTTTGACGCAACAAGAAGAGCAGGGTTGGGAGTCGTTGCGCTACGACGAATACAGCAGGCCGCGAGGCAGCGGGTATCCTCCTCTTGTTGTTATTCGCACAGGAGAAACCACTTACGAGATGGTTGACGGCAACCACCGACTCGACACATGGCAAGAACAAGGATTTGACGTTGTGCCTGCGTGGGTTGTTGACGATTACCTTTTTGGCGAACACACCAAGCGGCAGCAGGCAAATTACTCCATCGTACGCTCCGTCGATCACTACAGGAACGACACGCGCTTCGACAAGTTGGTCAAGGACGGACGAGTGTTCACTGGCGTGGACGTCAACGACTTTACCGACATGCACATTCTGCTGCACTCGCCGGATAACGCCTTTGCCGGAACGATCCAGTTGACCGACGGCGGTCAGATTGATGGCAAGGGCGGCGTCTACTATCCGGCTTTGTATGCCGACAAGAACTACTTCTGGGCGTCCACCGAAGCAATGGTCATGCGGACGGCCAACCACCTCAACGAGATCGGGGCGAAGAACGGCGGCAGGATTCTCATGGGCCTTGTCTCCGCGCCGGTCGAGAAGTTGTTCTCCTCGACATCGATGGCCACCGGAGTGGTCAAGTTTCTTAACGCGCTGACGACCGACCCGCGGGCGGGCCTACGAAAGAGTGACCTCAACGCCATGCTGGTCGCCGCCAGCAAGGTGGAGGTCGTCGTCCCGACCAAGACCAAGGAGACAAAGAAGACCTTCCGCACCAAGCTCAAGGCCAGTGACAGCTACGCGACAAACTTTGCCAAGATCGACGCACTGCTGGAACCGACCGGCTCCATCTTCCAAGTCCGCAAGGCGTTTGTGGAATCTTTGGCCGAGCAGATCGCCAAGCACCTCAACGCCAAGCCGGAGAGCGCCAAGTATGTCGCGGGCATTCTGGCCGACGCCGAGAACAAGCACGCGAAGAACACCATCAAGCGCGGCACGCTATCCAAGGCGTCCGTCCTGCAAGGACTGGGCAACATGCTCACCGAGCCGTTCCTGCGCGACTTCCAAGAGCATGGCAGCGGCAAGATTTACGCCATCGTCGAAGTTCAAGGCGAGGTCAAGGGCATCGCCACAACCGAGCATGAATCGTATCCGGCGACCATTGTGCCGGTGGATAAAAAGTCCAAGGTCAAGCTGCACGTTCTGAAGGAAGCGGTCGATTGGCAGGACGTCGTCGGCAAGGAGACGGGGCAATACGCCACGCCGCAGGAGCGACTTAATCTGCTGCCCACCTCCGGCATGTCCTCCACCTCGCTCAAGGTGCTGGGCGTCAAAGCGGGCAGCAGTGCGAATTTGCTAAATTACTCCATCGCCGCCGCGCAAGAGCAGCGCAAAGCGGACGTTGCCATCACGCCGGACACGCCGGTTGCCAAGTCAATCAACGGCGTCAGTGCCGAAGACATTTTTGCCAGCGCCAAGGAACGCTTTGGCATCACCGATTCGATTTACGAAGCGGGCTACGTTTTGCCGGATGGCACCATGCTCGACTTCTCTGGCCGTTCGCAGGCGTCCGGCTACAAGCGCGACGGCGCAGTTTTTCGTCCAATAGACGGCCAAGGCGATTACATGGGCGGAAGCCGCAAGGTGGATCACCGCGAGATCGAATGGGACGGGATGCCGGAATACACCGAAACGTGGGGCAGCATGGCCGACTTTCTCCGCTTGGGAGCCGTCCGCATCGATGGCAACAGCGGCACGATTTCCATGCGGAGCCGGTTGCGCCCGACGTCAGCGCAGTTGCGCGTCCTCAAAGACCTCGTCACTTCTGCCGACGGCGCGTATCTGGACTTGGAAGACGACTTGGGCAACGGCACCGCCATGATGTTGGAGTCCGGTAAGTGGACTCGCGTGCATGGATTTTTGGAACGCTGGGCCAATGGCGAAACGCCATCTGTCACGCGCAGTTACTCCATCTCCACCCAACGCGAAATTGACCGCGTGCAGGCGGCGATGGATCGTCTCGCCCGCAGTCCCTCCGAGCGCATCTCGCAGTATGCCGCGCTGAAAGAACGCCTTGCCGCGGCCTTGGAGCGCAACAAGCCCATCATGCAGTCCATGCGCGGCGATATGTTGCCGCAGGATTTCGACCGCACGCGCATCCTTAACGACCTTGGCTTCCTCGACTACATCCTCAAGGTGCTACCGCCGGAAGTCCGCGGGCGGGTGGGGGGCTACACCAACCTCGCCAGCATTGCGCCGGTAGACGTCTACAAGGGCGACCAGAAAGTCAGCGAGGCCAAGAACCCCGCGGGCGCAATCATCAGCGCGTGGATGCGCGAGGGTCAGAATATCGGGCAGGCGCAGAAAAACACGGCACTGCCGGAAGGCTACAGCACGGTGCCAAACACCACCGACGAGCGCAGGGACAAAACTATCGCCAACTTCCTTATCGACCGGCTCAAGAAAATCGACCGCGAACTGGAGCGTTACTACAAGCGCGACCTCATGGAGCGCATCTTCGATGTGCTGGACAAGTCGCGTCCCAAGGCCGGTCAGAGCGGGGTCAAGCGCAGCACGCTGGGGGCCGAGACGCAGAAGTTTGCCGACATGGTTTACCGCGCCTCACTGCTCGACGATGAAAAGACGCCAAAGCGTCTGGCGCAAATTGAGGCGGAAATCACCAGCATTGTGCCAAAAGACGGCGATCCCGAATCGGTGGCGAAAAGCCAGAAAGAAATTTCGCAACTTTCTGAAGAGTGGACAATCGTCAACACGTTTGGCGATTTAAAAAACCGCTCGTCCGAGACGCTGGCCTACGGGCTGGAATGGTTGCGGGGGCAACTCAAGGCAGGGCGCGAAGCGTGGCAGATCAAGGAAGCTGCCCGCATCCAAGAGAACCGCGAGCGAGCCGCCAAGGTCATCGCGTTCTTGGGCAAGCCAACCGACTTTGGACGTTTTGAAAACAAGTCTGCGCTGCAACGCTTTTTGCAGGCGGTCAACGCCTTCGACCTCGACCACAAAAGTTTTGAGCAGTTTGCTCCTTACCTTTTTGGCGACGAGGTTGCCGCCGAGTTGTCCAAGAAAATGCAGCGGGCGCAGATCGACGAGGCCAAGCTGGAACTGGAGAACACACGCAGCATTCTTGCCGCCCTACGTCAAGGGGCCAAAGCGGCAGGCATGTCAACCAGCAAGGCGCTGGTCGCATTCAAGGAGAACCAGCCCTACGCCGTCCGCAAAATGGAAGGGCGCAAAGTAAGGCCGGTAACAATTTCCATTGAACTGGCCAAAAAAATTGTGCGCGGGCTGGCCGACCGCAGCAGTTTATCGCAAGCCGACGTCCAAACGCTGGCCGACGAATTGGCTGCGTTGCCGCGGGACACAAGAAAAGAAAATGTAACCATCCAACAAGTGATCTTCCGAGGGGAAGAAGTGCGCCTCACCATGAGCCGCGCACAGGCCATGCAGCTATGGCTGACATGGCAGCAATCGGACGCGCAGGAGAAGATGCGTGCCGACGGTTTTACTGACGACAGCTTCGACGATCTCGACAACCTTATCTCCGGCCCGTTCGCGCAAGCCATCCTCCGCGTGACGTCGCGCATCTACGGTTCCGGCTACGCGCTGACCAACCCGATCTACGCCCGCATGTTTGGTATGAACATGCCAATGGTCAGAAACTACGCTCCGGCCCGCTACCTATCGGAAAAAGAAGTCAAAGACGTCGGACTCGACGGGTCGCCGCTGACAGCCGGTGGCCAGCCCAGCTTTGCCAAGTCCCGCGTGAACCACACCGCCAAGCTGGCACCGGAAGACGCGCTGACCGTCTTGCAGAGCCACATTGCCATGCAGTCGCACTGGGTCGCCTTTGCCGAAGTCACTCGCGAATACCGCTCGCTACTTTCCAACCCCGACGTCCGCGAGTCCATCAGACAGCGTCTGGGCAAGGACGTTCTTGCCAGTGCCGAAATGTGGGGCGACCAGATGGAGCAGCGCGGCGGCAACAAGGGCAGGGAGATTGCGTGGATTCAAAACATGCTGGGCGCGGTCATTGGCGGTCAGTCCGTTTCGCTTTTGGGCTACAACCTCAAGTCGCTGTTGATGCAGACCGACAACTTTATGCGCTTCTTCTTGGCGCTCGACAGCCGTCAAATCGGGTCTGCTTTGTCCGATCCGGTTGCCCTCATGCAGAACGTCCGCAAGGTGTGGAAGACGGACATTATCCAGACCCGCTTGGAGGGCGGTGCCACGGCGGAAACGCGGTTTTTCTTTGAGCGGTTTGTCTCCATGTTCCGGCGTGGGGCCAAGGTGGCCGAAATGTCCATGATGCCCATGAACTACCTTGATTCGGCGGGTCTATCTGTCTCTGGCGCAATTGTTTACCAAGCCGCCTACAAGGACGCGCTCGACAGCGGCGTAGACCCGACCTCCGCGGAGCAAGTGGCCAAGGATGCCGTCGAAGCAATGGTCTACCGCTACGGACAACCAGTGCTGATGGGCCAGAAGTCGAACATCGAAAACAGCGGCAACGCATTTACCAAAGCGTTCTTCCTCTTCATGTCCGACCCGCGATTGAAGATGGCCATCATCTCCGATTCCGTCCGCGGACTGGCCACCGGACGCGGCGACTGGAAAACCCATGTGCGCCGGATTGTGGCCATTGAAATGATGGCCGTGGTTTCCCATGTGCTGGCCACCGCGTTCAGAGATGCGACCAGCGACGATGAGGACGAGGATTTGTGGTCTATGGGCGGTTTTGCCCGCGCCCTGCTGCTGGCTCCGTTCCAAGGCTACTTCCTGCTGGGCAGTGTCAGCGACCTTGTGCTGTCGCGCTTGACCGAGGCCCAATGGTTTACGCCCACGCAGAACCCGCTCATCCGCACCGCGGACACCGCCTTTCGGGCCTTCAACAATCTCGACGACGCCTTCAACTTCGACGACCCCGACGCGCTGGTCAAAGAGTGGACAAACATCACGCGCTCCATTGCGCTTACGCCACCGCTCGCCGCGCCCGCGGTCATCATGAACATCGTTCGCCCGCTGGTGCAGGGTTGGGAGCGCATGGACGACGACGAATAAACTATTGCGCCACCATGACCACGAAGGTTTAGTCAAATCACTATGAATCTCCAAGACTACCCAGCCCAAATTACGCAGCTTGTCGGAGCGCAAGTGATCAACTCGACCAAGGGCGGTGCCTATTACGCCGACACCACTTCGCGCACCGGAACGTGGGCCGCGATCCAAATGGTGACCGACACCAAGATCGAAACCTTGACCGGCAACGTCAGCGGTCTGGCCGCGGCTTTGCTGGGCAGCGCCCCGCTTCTGCCCGCGGGCCTTGTCGTCTTTGGCAACTTTACCGAACTCAAGCTGCACAGCGGCTCCGTCATCGCCTACTTGCGCTAACATGATCCTTGGCTTCTCCAATTTCTTGCGGGCGGCGACTCCGTATTACTACGTCGATCTTCCGTCCTTCCAACGTGACTTCGCCGCGCTGAAGACCCTCGACCACGGCACCGGCCCCGCGATTACCTTCACGCGGGCGAGCGGAGCGACATTCTTTGATGCCAATGGTGTCTTGCAGACGGCGACCAATGATGCCCCGCGCTTTGACCACGATCCGGTGACTGGCGAGTCGCGTGGGTTGCTGATTGAGGAGTCGCGGACGAACAGCATTCGCAACTCGCAGGCTGGTGGGGCTGTGGTTGGAGCGTCTGGGACGTTGCCTACGAATTGGATCACAAACTTACTCACAGGAATATCAAGGGAGGTTGTAGCAACAGGAACGGTTAATGGGTTTAGCTACATCGATATTAAATTTAGCGGCACAAACACATCGGGCGCCGGTGGCTTTCTCCAAATACACCCCGAAGCCCTTGGTCAAGTTGTAGCAGCATCGGGGCAATCTTGGTCTGCGTCAATTTACATAGCCCTGATTGCTGGAACTTTCTCTGGAACCACATCGCCGCTTTGGAGAATGGTTGAGCGTGATGCGGCCACGACCGCCATATCTGGTGCAGTCTCTACAACTGACATTTCTGCAGCCAATGCAACACTGTCGAGGGTTTCGGTGTCTCGCACGCTTAATGGCGCTGGAACGGAAAGAATTACGTCGCAGTTTATTTGGACGGTCGCCAACGGCGCAACCGTAGATTTTACCCTCCGCATCGCCGCCCCGCAGCTTGAACAAGGCGCCTTCCCCACCAGCTACATCCCGACGACCACCGCCGCCGCTACACGCGCAGCGGACTCGGCGGTCGTTACGCCGATTAGTTCGTTTTATAATCAAGCGGAGGGGACGTTGTTTGCGGAGGCAAACATTCCATCATCGCCAAGCAACGCTTTTGCGGCAGACGTTTATACCGACGTGCAAAATCGTTTGGGCATTTATCGTGTTGCGAGTTCTACCGACATGGCTTCGTTTGTTATGGTTGGCAACAGCGGTCAAAGCGGTTTGGTGAATACAGTAACCACGCAGCCCACCAAATCGGCGCTTGCGTTTGCGAGTGATAATTTTGCAATGGCTACGAACGGCGGAACTGTTGCTGTAGACACTTCCGGTTCACTCCCATCTGCGACAAGTTTAAGAATCGGTCAGAGAGCAGACGGCGGACAAGCAGCCAACGGCCACATCCGCAAGATCGCCTACTGGCCCAAGCGCCTCTCCAACGCGCTACTGCAACAGCTAACGACCTAAAGCCATGACCGATTACCTCTACAAATTCCCCGACGAAGCCGCGGCGCAGACTGCTCTCGCCGATTACTATGATGCCGAGAACGGCTGGAAGACCAGCGGCACCGGCTATGCGCTTGATCCTGTTGGTGTGCTGGCAGACGCAGACAACACCGACCCAGAGAATCCGGTCAGCACGCTGCTCGACGGCTGGCATGTCAACCTGCGTGTGACCGACAATCGAAGAAATCCAGCGGGAAGTTATACCGTCACACCAACGCAGCAGCGCCGCGTCTGGTTGTAAGACATTTGTAAAGACAATGGCCGTTCAATCACCAACCAGCAGCATCACTTACACCGGCAACGACTCGACGGTGACGCCCTACAGTGTGCCGTTTTTGTTTTTGGAAAACGGACACTTGAAGGCGCAGGCCCGCGACGAAGGCGGCGTGGTCACTGATATTGTGCTGACCAACCATTCCGGCGCAGGCGACCCCAACGGCGGCACTGTTCGCACCGCGGTCGCCATTCCAACAACCAGCACGTTGCTTATCTTTCGTGAGGTTCCGTTCACGCAATCAACGATCTACCAAGAAGGTGGCGACTTTCCGGCCAAAAGCCATGAGGCCGCGCTCGACAAGCTAACAATGGCGGCGCAACAGCTTCAACGCAGCATCCAGTCCCAGTTTCCGCAGATTGGTTTGGGCTACAACGAGAGCATCTATTTTACCGCCAACGGCACCTTCACCAAGGCGTCCTACCCTTGGCTTCGTGCCGTGCGCGTCATTGCCGTTGGTGGAGGCGGTGGGGGCGGCGGTGCTGCCACGACCGGATCAAGCCAAATCGCCGTGGGCGGTGCTGGCGGCGGTGCCAGCGTGGCCGTGCGCGTCATTCCGATTTCGCAGCTTTTGGCCACCAGCATCGCGGTGACCGTGGGCGCGGGCGGCACCGCGGGAGCCGAGGGCAACAACGCCGGAGGCAGCGGCGCGGACAGTTTTTTTGGCGCCGACGTCATTGGCAAAGGCGGCACCGGAGGGGCAGGGGGTGCAGCCCAGAGCGCACCGGCCATCATCGATGGCGCAGCGGCACAGACGACAGGCACCGGACAATTCATTTACAACGGCAGCGCCGGACAAAGCGCCGTCGTTCCTTCCGCGACTCGCGTTGTATCCGCGCCCAGCGGGTTCAGCATTTTGGGCGCACCGCGCATTGTCGCCAGCACCACAACCGGAGCCGCGGGATCGGCTGGCTACATTTACGGCAGTGGTGGAACTGGTGGCATGAACGCAGAAAGCCAAGCATCGGCTCGCACAGGCGGCGCAGGCAGCGCGGGCGTGGTCATCGTCGAACTCTTTTCGTAGCCATGATCCTTGAACTCAAAACCAGCGCCGCCATGCTGACCGCCGGAACTTTCGGCGTCTTCGCTACCGCAACGCCGGTCATGGAGTCCTTCGGTTGGCTTCGCACTGTGGCGGAACTGGGCAGCTTTGGACTCGTCGCCTTTTCCGCGATCATGCTGCTGGTCAAGGTTGCTCCGGCTTTCATCAACCACTTGGACAAAGCCCGCGACAGCTTCCTCGTCGAACTTTCCAAGGAGCGCGAGCAGCGGCACGCGAACGCGGAGAAACTCAACCAGTCGCTGCACCAGATCGATCAGTCGATCCGCGATGTCCATCACACTTTGAAGGGGGTCAAGTAAATGAGCGTTAAAATTCAAGACTGGAACAAGATTGCCTCCAACGTCGTCCTTGTCGCCCAAGGGCCAGATGGTAAGCCTGCGCTGCTCGCGGAGAACAAGCCCGCTTACGACTACCGCGCCTTCACTTGGACTTCCGGCAATGCAACGCAAGTTGTCTACAGGCAAGGTGGAGCAAGCGGAACCATAGTGCTGACCGAAACTTTTACCTACGACGGCGACGGCAACCCGCTCACCCAGACGCTGACCTACCCGTAACATGGCGTGGAAGCTCAATCCATTTACCGGCGAACTTGATTATGCCGGAGGCGGCGCAAGCTACATCGACGGCGTCGTTGCGGATTCTTCGCTGCTGCCGGTCACGCTGGGAACTCCGGCGCTGGACGCTGTATATTTAGCCAAGGCCGGAAGCGGCGTGTGGCTCATCAATCGCAAGCCCGCGGGACTGTATGTGCGAGTGGCCAACAACGGCTTGGCCGCGGATTGGACATATCTCGGCGCGTTCCCAGAGGTGAACTCTTCGGCCAACTGGTCGCTCTATGACGGAACTACACCAAGCAAGGAATTAAAATTTGATCTGTCGGGGATTAGCTCCTCGACGGTTCGCACGCTTACAGTTCCCAATGCCTCCAGAACCATCGCCCTGCAAAGCGAAGCCTTCGACTTCTACTACGCAACAGCACCGTCTGGAGCCACAGGCGGCTCTGGCTCCGTCTGGGTCTGGAACATTCCGTCATGGTCTACGATGCAAGTCATCACAATGATCGGCGCGGGCGGAGGCGGCGGCAGTGGTCGCGTAGGTGCTTCCGGTGCGGTTTGCGGCGGTGGCGGTGCTGGCGCTGGCGGCGCGTATGGCACGTTCATAACGCGCATTACAGGCGGAGATCAGATTGAAGTGCTTGTTGGCGCAGGCGGTGCGGGCGGCGCAGCGGCTGGCACGGCCATAGGCAACGGATCAGCCGGAACGGTAGGCGGCGACACGTATGTCAAATGGGTAACTCCCAACCTCACGCTGCGAACAAGCTCCGGTTTTGGGGCAGGAGGCGCTGGCGGTGGCGGCGGCAACAATGCAATTGGAACCGCTGGAACTGGTGGAACAGGAGTTGCAGGCAGCATACTGGGCAGTGGTGGCAGCGGAGGTGCGGGCAACGCGGGCAGCTTGGTTGGCAACGCTGGTGGCGGCGGAAACAACAACTCAACGCAAGGCGGACGCGCAGGCGGCTCCATCGACGCAACGCCAACGGCATTTAATGGCGGAACGCTGGCGGGAAGTTCCTTTACAGACGTTCGTGAATCTTTTCTTTTGCCCAGCCTCTCGCCAAAAATCGGCACAGGCGCAAAGGGTGGCAACGCCTCAACAACCGCCAACGCACAAGCGGGAGACAACGCTGGTGGGCTTGGCGGCGGTGGCGGTGGTGGTGGTGCGGCGCTTTCTGGATTTTTAAGTGGCGCTGGCGGCAACGGAGGCGACGGCTTTGTCCGCATCAACTGTTACTGACATGAACTCACTCGCCATCATCCGCGAATCAGACGGCAAGGTTGTGACCTTTGTTCGCCCCGACCAGCCGCAAGGGTGGAAGCCGCCCGCAGGCACCCGCGCCATTCCGTCTGCCGATCTGCCTTCCGATTGGCAGATGGCAGAGCCTCAACCGCAGGGCGAACCGATCACCGCCGAGCAATGGGTCGAGCAGCACCTCACCAGCACGCAACTCCACGCGCTGTCCGATCTTCGCTTGTCGCTTGTGCTGGCTGGCAAACCCCTTGGGCCGCTCATGCAATCTTTGCGCGATTGGACTTCGCAACTGATTGTGGCATCGGCGGAAAATCCTTCGCCGCGCTCCGACTGGCCTGCTGCACCTTGTGCCTACGAAGCCGCGAGCGCCGAAGCCATCGCCGCATTGGCCGCAAACCCTTGACCCCCATTCGGCGTGCGGGTTTAGTCAAAACATGCGCCTCTTTCTTATCCTCGCCGCCTTTGCGCTGACAGGCTGCGCGAATCTTTCCGAAGTCCGCTTTGGCTGGGACTTCGCCAAAAACACTTTGCACGTTTCTGTGCCACTTCAAAAACCAACCTCGTCCAAATAACATGATCGACTACATCCTCGCCCGACTTAAAGAACCTTCCACCTATGCCGGAGCGGCCACCTTGCTGGCTCTCGTCGGCTGGAAACTTTCGCCGGAGTTGATGGGCGCGATTGCCTCCGCTGGCATCGCCGTCATCGCTCTGATCGAAATCGTTCGCCGCGAAAAGAAGTGAGCAACGAACAAAAGTTCCAGCGGGATCTCGACCGCTGGGGCGTGAAGCATTTTGCGGCCAAGGAGTTTTTCTACCGCGGAGCCAGCGACGAGAAACTCAACCTCAACACCGACCCTCCGGCGGCACTGTGGCCAAACATGGAGCGCACGGCCAAGGTGCTGGACGAGGCCCGCAAGCGACTGGGCGCGTCGATCCGTATCACCAGCGCCTATCGGTCACCGGCCTACAACAAGCGCATCGGCGGCGTGAGCAACTCGACGCATGTGCGCTTCAACGCGACCGATCTGGTGACAGCGCAACCGGCCTCGCTTTATCTCGTCCTGCTCGACCTCCGGCGCGAGGGCATGTTCAAGGGCGGGCTGGGGTTGTATCGCAGTTTTGTCCATCTGGACACCCGCGGAAATAATGCTACTTGGAGAGGATAGAGCCGCGTCTTACTTGTTCGACGTAGGCGAGTTTGAATCCTCGCCGGATGTCAGCGACGACGCACCGCGCAACTGCGAGTCCGGCAGTATAGCCGAAGCTGAATTTCTTGTGCGGGCGCAGCGCAACGGCTGGCACTGCTACGTTCCGTTTGGTCACGCCACCAAAGCCGACGTCATTGTCTTTCGGCCATTTGGTAGGCCGGTGACGGTGCAAGTCAAAAAAGGAGTGTATCAAGACAAGGGAAGCGGCAGTTGGAAATTCATAGCTGGGTCTGGCAAGCCGTCCTGTGCCGCGAATCCCAAGGACTACGGAAAACGCTATACTCGATACCAGCGCGGTGAGTTTGATGTGCTGGCTATGTGGGTGCAGGAAAAAGAGTGCTTTGTTTTTTGGACGCTTAATGAATTGGTCGAGCGCGGGACTTCCTGCGTTTATTGGTATGCGGGCAACGCCTGTAACAACTGGCAAGTTGTTGACGAAATGGCCGAGCGGCTTATTTGATCTGCTGTTGCAGCGACTCCAGCGCCTTGCTCATCGTAGCCAGCGAGGCGTGCGTGTAGCGGTTGGACATCTCGACCGTATCGTGGTCGCAGATCATTTGCCGCACCTTCTGGTCAACGCCCGCGTCTACCAGTAGCGAATTGGTCGTATGCCGCCACGAATGGAAGGTTGCATCCACAACCCCGCGGCCTTTGCCAGTAGCCTTTTGCCGCGAACGGACGATGCCAGCCTTGTCCAAGATGCGGGAAAACTGCCCGCTGGCCACTGACACCGTCAGCTTGTGCAGGCGCGGCGTGATGGGGCCGGTGCCTTGCAGGCTGGCCAGTTCCCCGATAAGCGGGACGGCAACGACCTTGCCCTTGCGAGACTTCTTTTGCGGAACAAAGCGCAGGACGCCGCCGTCGATCTCTTCGTGGGAGCGGTTGCAGGCATCCCAAAGCCGCATGCCGTAGTAGAGTCCGAAGAGGCAGGCGACCCGCCATTCCTCGTCTACGATGGCAAGGATGCGCCCGATCTCGTCCGGTGTGAACGACCGGCGCTTGGCCGCGTCCGAACGGCTAATCGTCAGCAGTTCCGCGGGGTTGACGTCGATCTGGCGCAGGAGGACGGCCCGCCGGAAGACTGACCGGATTGTGGCAATGATGAGCGCACCCGTGTTATCCGAATAACCCTTGTCCTTGAGGTCGCGGAAGAAGGCGCTGATGTCGTCGGGCGTGATGTCGCGCAGATCGTGGCTGACCCGCACGCCGAGCCAGCGGGCGAAGTGGGCGATGTCGGTGCGGTATTTGTCGATGGTCTTGGGCTTGGCCGTCGTCTTGGCCTCGACCCAACTTTCCGCGGCCTTTGTCCAAGTGACCGCCTTGCGCGGGCTGGCGACGTTGGCCAGCCGCATGAGGCTATCGACGCGATGGGCATACCATTGTGCCGTCGGTTTGACCGAACGAAGTTCCCGCGCCGTCCGCTCCATGTCGTCAGCAAAAGCCTTGGCCGTGCGTTTAGGGGTTGTTTTGTGCGGTAGCTTGGTGCTACGCATGGTGAGTCGCCAAAAGCCGCCAGACGGGCTTTCCGGCGCAGCAACCCACACTCTCATGCGGGCTATCCAGTAAGGTGACTTGGGGAGGGTGGTAAGCGATGCCATAACGTAGTAAAAATTAGCACTATTTGTTATGCAATGAAATACCTAAAATGTATGCAAAATTGTCACGCTTTACTCTGTAACAGAAGGGAAATGACCAGTTATGGGATCGAACGAATTTGGCCCATTTTACTCTGTTAAATGACCGCGGAGGGCCGGAGATAGCACAGTAATATATCGCACGTTTTATATATTGCAGAACCTTTAGGCATGCGTTTGACTAAACCGTATGCCGTACGCAGATCGGGACGCCCAGTTGAAGGCCATGCGCCAACGCTACGCCGACCGCTATGCGTCAGACCCGAAGTTCCGGCGAGCCGAGAGTAAGCGCAAGGCCCGCTACTACTCCGAGAACCCCGCCTACCAGCGGCGGGTCAAAAAGAAGGTCAAGGCCCGCCGGAAATCCGTCTGATATTAAAAAGATGAGACGGGCTGGACTGTAAATGTCCTACCCCCACCTGTAGTGTCGCAGGTGATATGGAACACCAAGCTATTGAACTCATCTTGCAACTCTCACAAAGGAAGGGTTTTACCCCATCCGAATTGTTGGCCCGCTGCCTTGACAACTGGCAGACACTGGATGACAGTTACCAACATGAAGAAAGAAACCACCAAGGACGGGAGGGCGGCGGATCGTGTCCGCAAGACACTCTCGTTGCCGCAGGATCTGACGGCCCGCATTCAAAAAGTGGCGGATGACAAGTATGCCGGTGATTTCACGCGGGCGACGTTGGAAATTCTGGCCACGCGCTATCCCGAAGCGCGGAAGTTCCTGCGCGAGAACACGACCTACAAGCACAGCCGGAAAAAATAATTTCGGCCCCCCGCACTTTTTTTATTTTTTGCTATTGACTGTCTGACAGTAGGTCTATAGACTGTCTGACAGTTGATGAATAAATCCTCAACTAATCCACACACAATGAACACACAAACACCCAGCAAGCCCCGTTGGAATTTTAACGGGACATTCACACGCTTGCGCGAGGGCGACCTCGTCAAGTATGACAATCAAACGGTGCGCGTCGAGCGCGTCACGCCGACCGCCGCCTACGTTGCGCTGCCACGCGAGGCACGCTCGTTTACCACGCTCATGGGCCAGACGGTTACGCTCAAGCCGAGCGCACGCCGCGTGGCCATCAGCGCGAACTCCGAGATCCCAATCCTTAACCGGAGGGCCGCGTGATGAATCTCAAAAATATTACCAACGACGACCAACTTGCTCTTGGTCGAGTGTTTCACGATATGCCCAAGGCGGTGCTGGCCGCTATCGCTTGCAGCGCGTATCGCCAGCACGGATACCACGACGACAGATTGCAGGAACGCATTGCTCACGAATGGGTGACGCTGCATGCCAATGGCATCGTCCACAACAAACCAACCAAACATGTAAGGGAAGTCGCCCAAGTCTACGCCGATTCCATGTAACCACCAACGCGGGTTCCACCCCCGCTTACATTTTAGCCCATGCCCACCGAACCCACCGTCAGAAAAACCATATCGTTCCCTCGCAGCCTTGTCGTCCGGCTGGCCGCGGAGGCCAAGTCCGAGCGCCGCCGGTTCTCGCCACAGGTCGTCAAGGCCATCGAAGACCTTTTTGCGCTTCAAACTGTCAGACAGTCGAAGGGAGGCCAGCGATGACACTCATCGATAAAGCCCACGCCGCCCCCCGCGGCGACCAGCGCAACTACAGCCACGAACTCGTCGATGCCGTCGAAGTGTTGCGGTCGAAGGGCTGGGGCTTCCGCGCCATTCACCAGTGGCTCGCGGACGAGGGCCAAGACGTCAACCCGAACTGGGTCACTTTCGCGTCGGCTATGTGCCAGCGCATTCAACACCGCAGAGACAAAAAGAACACACAATGAACACACCGGAATGGAAATACCAAATCGCCCCGCTGACGATGATGGAACTCGTCGCCATCAAAGTGGCGCTCAAGCAGGACATCTGCCGCACGCTTAAATGGCGGCGCGATGCCAAGTGGCGTCAAACGATCCGCGAGTGCATCGCGGCTTACCGCAAAACGGAGCGCATGGAGGTGACGATCTAATGGACTACCTCCTCGTCGCCCTGCTTGCCGCCATGTGGCTTTGCACCGTCGTCGGCGCGTTTAGCGCCGGTTGGATGACCGGCTGGGACAAGTCTCAAGCCGACCACAAGTGGAACCGCTGGCTGCTCCGCAAATACGAAAACCGCTCCGTCCGATTTTAGGCATGCACCAACCCACAAAACAAAACCCGCCCCCGCAGCATGCCGCGGAGACGGGTCACACAATGAAGGGAACAAATACAATGACAGCAGAAAATGGTCAACTGGCTCTCCAGAAGACCCAACCCGTCGAGATCCAACTCGACTCACACGGAGTGCAATTGCGCTCCTTCGACGAGATGGCCCGCTTTTGCAAGGCCGTCGTTAACAGTGGACTGGCTCCGAAAGGCTTTAGTTCGCCGGAGGCCGTCATGGTCGCGGTGCAGCATGGCTTGGAACTGGGCCTCGCGCCCATGCAGGCGCTTCAGTCCATCGCCATCATCAACGGCAAGCCCTGCATCTACGGTGATGCCGCGCTGGCGCTTTGCACCGCCCATCCGTCGTTTCTTGACATCGAAGAGACGGTTGGCCGCGACAAAACGGCTGAAGGTCACGTTGCCACATGCATCGTGAAACGCCGCGACCGCAGTGCCGTCGTCCGCACGTTCAGCGAGGCTGACGCGAAGAAGGCGCAACTCTGGGGCAAGAGTGGCCCTTGGCAGCAATACCCCAGCCGCATGCTCCAGATGCGGGCAAGATCGTGGGCCTTGCGCGATGCCTTCCCCGACGCGCTGCGCGGTCTGGGCATCCGCGAAGAGGTGGCCGACTACCAAGTCAAGGTGGCCCGCGGGCGCGAAGTCGCGTCCAGCGTAGTGCTGCCGGAGGTGACAACCGCCGCGGAGTTTTTCGACACCGCCGCGGAGCCAAGCCAACGCGCCGCGCTTAACGACAAGGCGACCGGCGAACTGTTCGCGGAGGTGCGGAAATGAACGCTCAAACTTCACTACAGCCCGCGCTGGTCAAGGCGCTTGTTCTTCATGGACAGGCGACCCTCGATCTCGTTTGGGCGCTGCAATGGCTCGACACGCTGACCGACCGGCTGACCGGCGACCACATGGTGGCCGAGTTCATGGCCGAGTTGGAACACCGCCGCACGCAAAGCGATGCGCTTAACTCCGCAGCGAAGGAGGCTGGCATATGAACACCGGCATCCTGTCGCTACCGGAAAAGCAATACCGCGAAGCCGAGGGCATCAGCAAAAGCGCGTTGGACTACATCGCGCCGCCGCGAACGCCCAAGCACTTTAAGGCATACATCGACGGGCTGCTCCGTGTCGAAACGACACCGGCCATGCGATTGGGGCAGATGATCCACCGCGCCATCTTGGAGCCGGAGACGGTTGCCAATGCGTGGGTCATCAAACCCGCGGGCATGAACTTTGCCACTAAAGAGGGCAAGGAATGGAAGGCCGCGCAGGACAAGCCGATCATTACGCAGGAAGAGGCCGACACCATCACCGGCATGCGCGAGTCAGTGTGGGCGCATCCCGCGGTCAAGCGGGTGCTGGCCAACGCGAAGACCGAGGTTTCGCTGTTTGCGAATGGCGAAGACGGAGTCCTTCGCAAAGCCCGCATCGATGCGCTGCCGGAGGGTGGCAACGTGATTGTGGACATCAAGTCCTGCCAAAGCGCAGACGCGGACATGATGGCCAAGTCAGTGGTCAACTACCGCTACGACGTTCAAGCCGCCTACTACCTCGACCTCTGCCAACTGCTGGGACTCGACAAGACGGAGTTCCTGTTCGTGTGCGTGGAGAAGACGCCGCCATTTGCGGTCGCCGTCTACGCGCTCGACCACGACGCGATTGCGTGGGGCCGCAAGCAATACCAGCGCGACCTCGCCGCGGTGAAGCACTGCATGGCCGAAGACCACTGGCCGTCGTTCACGCAAGACATCACTACGCTGGGCCTTCCGGCGTGGGCGCAGAAACAAGCGGAGAGCGTCCTCTAATGAGCGACAAAGCCTACGTTCCGAGATGGAGCCGAGGCATCACGCCCGCGGACTGGCGTCAGCGTCTAATGGCGCTGGCGCTGCCCGTGAGGCACGCAGCGGCGCGGATCGTGTGGTGGGAGACGCTGTCCCTCCGCATGGTTCCCGACCGCAGCGATGCGCTCGACGACATGCTCAAGCACGGCGCGGAGGTTCCCGACCAAGACCTTCAAGCCGCCCTCATTGAAATCGGTCTGCCGGAGGGATTCGTTCGCCGCCGGATTACTACGCCCAAACCGCGCCCACCGCGGCGCAAAAAACAACCCACACAATGATTACCGCAATTATTAACGGCGACCCACCAACCGTCACCGCCCAGCAGAAGGGCGTGATGGTTCGCGCCGGTCGCCCCATGTTTTTCACAAAGAAAAAAGTCAAGGACGCGCAGGACGCGCTGGTCTTGCAGCTTCGGCAATTTAAGCCGCGGCAACCAGTGGAGTTTCCGGTGCTGATCAAGATCAAGTTCGCCTTCCGCGTCACGAAGTCGCGGCCACATGAGCGCATCCACGCGGTGCG